AGAACATCTGGATAAAGTTCTGTAATAGATTGACGATATTTTTGTGATGTTGCTCTGTATTCTTGTAACAAAGTAGGATTAAGTTCTTTTGCTGCTTTGTCCATCTGGTCATCTATCGCTTTAACAGCCATAGACAGTTCTCTTGTTACTGGAGTATCAGCGCCTACTTCAGATTTTAATGCACGAAGTCTTGCATTTAATATAGATCTAAATTGGTGAGCATCTGCAAAAGAAATATCAGAAACAACACCGCTTAAATTACGAAGTTCCCTAGCAACATCTTCACCAAGAATAGAAGAAGCATTTTTAGTTTCTGTTAATTTTTCAGCCTGCCTTAATGCTTCAAAAGCCTTGCTTTTTATCGGATTCATGTCAACAAGAACAGTACCACCTTTGTCAGACAATGATTGGTAAAAAGGACGAACAGCATCTCCTAATGCTTTATCGGCATTCTCAATAACACTAAGATAATTCTGGCCTGTTTTAAGGGCACTTTCAGGAATATCTGTAATTGATGTTAAGATCTTATCCCTAATGTTTTGTAGGGCTTGATTAACAAGTTCTTCTTGCCTGCGAAAAATACCCTGCCCAGTAATACTACTACGGGCCACAGATTCAGCAGTTTTTCTTACGGCAGTCGGCTCTGCTTGAAAACGCGTAAGGGATGCTCCTTCAGACTCTAAAAGATTTTGAATCGCTCCTTTTAATTCAAAATCATTAGGTACTGCTGTTTTAAGAATTCCTTTTGAAGCAAGATAATCCTTACCTACTTTATATCCTTTTCCAGCAAAATTAAAAACAAGATTGCCAGCCGCATCTAAGGCAGCATTTTCAACAGCAGCCATGCCAATTTTTGCCAACTGTCCAGTCATCGGTGGCGGCATTGTTTCGCTACGAACACTTTCGTATGCTTGTCGTGATGCTTCTCCAACAGCACCTCCAGCACCAGCCCCCATCATACTACGAACACCCATCTGAGCAAGCGTAGCAGGGCCACGAACACGACCCATAAGAGCAGATCCTAGCATTGCTCCCATCTCAGGCAAGGCCTGAACAGCATAATCTGTAAATGTTGGTGGAGTTGGGCCAGGAGGGTATGGGCCAGGAGCTTCTACAGGAATTTGTGAAACAAGGCCACCTAAATTACCACCAAGTTTTTTAGCCTCTTCTAATTCTTTTTCACTTAACGCCATATTACTCTCCTAGTATTTGTCGCCGCTGCTCTGGACTCGCTTTTGATAGTAACTTTGCTAGTCTACGAGCCTCAGATAAATTCTTAGCAAAATCAAATTTATTTAAATCTTTACCATCATCTGTATATTGCTGTAGTTTTTTGTTTGCAATAATATCTGTATAGGCTGTTTCTTGTAGACGATTAACTGTTGCCTGTAGCGTTTCCTTGGTCACTCCTCTCGTACCAATTGATTGTTTTAAGAAAGCAAGTTCTTTTTCTGACAAAGGACCAGGGAGACTTTTTGCTTGTCCAGCGGTCAATGCAGCTAACAACTGATCAAGTTGTTCAGATTCTGTTGTTCCAGAAACTGTAACACCAAGCGCATTAGCGACCTGACCAATAGTCAACACAACATTTGATCCAACACCAGTAAACGCGCTGTTTAAAACACCACCAATTGCTTGAGCATTGTTTAATTGATTAACAGACGCAATAGCGTTTTCTTCTGTTTTTGTGGCTAAATTGGCTTTGTTAGCGAGGATGGCACGTTCCTGTCTACCGCCAACAGTAATGTCTCCTTGCTCTTTTCTAAGAGAACCATAGTAAGGAACTTTTTGACCACTGCGAAGAATAAATTGCTCGTTACCTTCTTGATAAACTTGTTCTCCGCTTGAAGCAGTTTTACCTATTGTTTTTCTTGCTTCTGGTTTATCTACTGTTCTTAACAAAGAACGATCTACTGCCCCGCCTTCAACAAAAGCCTTTATACTTTCTGGTGTAAAATCTTTAGGGTTTATTTCAGCAAAGATCTTTTCAGGCTTAGGAGTCAACTGTTTAGCCCTATCAGACAACTCCATAGCTACTTCAGGTATACCAGCCTGTGAAAACTCACTAGCCATCTGTGACAACACTGATGGACTATTAAAGTCTTGTCCACGATACTTCTGCACAATCGACTGTGTTACCTGCGCTCTCTGCAATGCAGGATCTTGTGCTTGTGGGAACAGACCACGACCAAGTGCTTCAGCACCCATCATAGACAGTCCTCGTGCTTGCTCATATAATGGAGCCCATCCACCACCAACACGACTGGCCTCAGCAGCGGCTCTCTCTTGCATCGCTGCCTGCCTTGCCTGCATTATCTGCTCTGGGCTATAACCGAATAAAGGTTGCTGTGCCATGTTTATTCCTTATTAAAATACGCCGTAGCCGGTGCTGGTTCCAGTGGAATATGGGTTTGTAGTGCCGAACAACCCAGGCCTGTTCAGTTGACCAAGTATATCCCTGAATGCGCCATATTGCAGTGCTTGTGATGTTTGTTCACCGCCTAGGCGTGTTTGTGCGGCACCTAAACCACCAGACAACAACGCTTGTCCTGCTTGAGCGCCTGCCGTAGCAGCCCTACCACCCAACTGAGCGCCAATGTCAAGAGGTTGTTGACCAAGACTTTCAAGAGTCGAAGCAAGTCCGAGTTGAGTCTGTAAAGGCCCAAGAGCAGCGGTTTGATATGCTGGTAGTTGACCAAGCAATTCAACACCAGTACCAAACAACCCTGTACCAAGACGCAGATCCTCTGCCAATCTTGCACGAGCAAGCTCTTCTGCACGCTGTTGCGTCTGCAAACCAGCAAGACCAAGTTCACTACCAAGGCCAATGTCTTGACGCAGTTCTTGACGCGCACGCTCACGAGCCTGTGCAGCCAACTGAGCATTCTGCTCTTCCCTGGCCTGAGCCAAGGCAAACAACTCTGGCTGGCCTTGACCACTGATGTTCAGGCCTGCTCTACCACGCCCAAACACAGATGCGCCTAAGCGCTGTTCCTGTCGCTGGCGTGACGGATCTAGCATCATCTGCGCTTCGTTGTAGTAACTCTGTGCAGCGGCAGTAGGATCATAAGCAGTTGGCGTTACCTGCCCTGCTAGGCCATACAAGCGCTGTGCCTGTGCCATAGCCTCTGGCGATGCCTGCCTAGATATATCAGTAGGCAAGAATTGCTGACCAAGGCCAAACAAGCCTGTTGCTGCTTGCCTGACTGGGGCAACTTCAGCACCAGCACCTAGCGCAGTCTCTAGCGCCTGTGGAGTCACCCCTAATAGGCGCGATTGTAGCGCTGCTAACTCTGGTGATAGCGTGTAGCCAGCCTCTTTAAGGCGACCTGCTTCATCAAAGCCAAATTGACTCTGACCAAAGCGAGTGGTAATACCTACTGGCCTAAAGCGTGCCTCTTCAGCGGCTATCTCTGCTGCGGCTATTTGAGCATCGGCAGATGTACCAGCGGCCCTTTCAGCAGATTTACCCGCTTGTCGAGATGCAATAGCACTGCCGCCAACAACTACTGCGGTTACTGGATCAGGCATTTCTAAACTCCTTAGCGTAATCGTCAAAAGATTCACCATACATCTTAGCAACATAAGCAGATGCGTTGCTAGCTTCAGTGTATCCGTGAACCAACCTAACCACTTCCAATATTAAATCATAGTATGCTGCTCTCCACATATAAGCCTTATGTAATTCTTCTTTATTATCTTCTAAGGCATTAGCAGCAATCCATTTTAGAACTAAGTTACTCATTATTGGTAATAGATGAGAAGCATACTTCTGAAAGAAGGGATTTGATGGCATATTCACCATCACCTGATAGATTACCTTTTCTTTTTCTTTAGGATCTACAGGATCATTATCGCGCCAGTCATCTAAGCCTTGAATAACATCCCAGAAATCTAGTAACCATTCTTGTGCTGGTAAAGGTATGGACAAAGCGTTAAAGTTTTCTACTAAAGATACTTTTAAATTAGTCATAACTTCATTATACCCAAGGTGGTGTCATGTCACCCTTAACAGGAACTTTCTTAGCCAACAACTGAGCAGCAAGTTTATCCTTAAATATCTGCACCTTTGCCGCCCCTAGAGCCTCTTCTGTCCATGCCTGTACCTGCTCTTTTGTTACTTGCTCATACGGAGTAAAAGAGGCTGCGCTAGGCGCTGACAAGTTAATAGAACTTGGTAGATACACAGACACACCATCTTCTTCAGCAATCAAATTAAAGTATGCTGTAGACACTACATTAGTTAGTCTGCCTTGATTGTATGTAACACCAAGACTAGGAAACTCCCAACGATATTCAATAGCCATCTTAGTTACCTTTCAGCGTTGCTTTGACTTCATCAAGTTCAGCTTTGAGTTCTTGTATTGCTTTAGTCAACAGAGGAATAATGTTCTGGTATGCTACATTAAGATACTCTGGCCCTTGCTGAACAATACCATCTACATAGTTGGTATCCTTTAATACTTCCTTGAGTTCTTGTGCAATGAAGCCAGTCTGAATGCTTTGATCTTTAGAATAATCTTCTTTGTACTTAAATGTTACTGGACGCATTGCCGCTACTACATCAAGCCCAGAAGCAATACTTTGAATATCTTCTTTGAGCCTGGCATCCGATCCATTGACATAAGCACCAGCACCCCACACTCCTGTACCACCTACTTGAAGATTGTATGCGCCTTGGTCAGAGGTGTTCATAATCCATACTTCACCGTCTGACCTAACATTCATCCTAACTGAATTGTTTGTGGCTACTGATACCGCTGTGGAATTAGTGGTACCAATAGCCATGTTTAGGCCAGTTCCAGGAGCGCCAGTAAAGTTTATCTGACCACTGTTAGTAACACCCATCTGGCATGAAATAGAGTTAGCCTCTGCTCTAATATATGCGTCTGCTCCTGAGTTTGCTACATGAAGCCGTGTGCTAGGAGAAGAAGTTCCTATCCCAACATTTCCAGTGTCTTTTATTTCTACTCTTGTAACATCTTCTACTTGAAGCGCTAAAAATGTTGAACTACCAATAGTAGTAAATACAGAACCACCAACCGCTGAAGAAAATCTACCAGATTCAATAGTGGCTTCAACATCTGGTTCAGTGCGTAAGTTACACAAGAAATCTACATAACGAGTACCAGAACCAGTATTATCCACATGAATCATTTCAAAACCACCAGCAGTAATGCTCATTTCGTCTGCTGCTGGAAAGAAGATACCAGTGTTAGGATCTGTAGACAGTGTAAAGATAGGTGCTGACACAGTACCAGCAGATGATGTTATGTACTTACCTGCAATAGTAAGATCAGTGCCAGAGTCTAACTTAGAAGATATTGCAGTAGCAATAGCATTAAATTCTGTATCAATCTCAGTACCCTTAACCAACTTTGCAGGGTTGCCAGTCAGTAAAGAATCTTTTACAGCAAAGTTAGTAGCTTTTACATAGTTCGCCACACTAATCTCCTTAGATTAATATCTTACCTTGTTTGATTCCAACATCAATTCTTTGTACTGAGAACGGATTACCATTAATGTCCGTTTCAATTCCTAATTGGATTATAACACCATTTCCAGAAACATTCAAGAAAAACTTCTCTATTTGTATACCGCCAGAGTATTCTGCTATGTTATATTCAGCAGTGTTATATTCATAGGAAGTGCCACCAGCAAGTATCTTTGTTTCTGACCTATAGTTCTCAGCATAGTCAAAACCATACTTAACAGCGATAGCAGAACCAGTACCACCAATAATGACAAAGCCAATCTTCTTAAGTATCTTGATCAGGCTTGGTTGATCAAAGTCAAAGTGGTTGGTGTAGTACTGTAATCGATACGCTGATGAGTTATCAGAATGTCCAAAGTATTTACCAATGTAACCAGGCTTTCCTATGTATAAATCTTTATTATCTGTAACAACAAAAGACCTTGGTTCAATGTTATTCCAGATCGTTACTCTGTTAGAACCGTCTTGTAATGCTGACCTAGTGTCAAAACAATATACAATCTTAGATGTAGGTAACGCTAGAAGATAGAAAGCATCCCTATTATAATAGATGCCTTTGATGGCAGCGATACTACCCTCTGATGCTACGTTAGCAATCAACTCATCACGGACATTCTTAGATATGTCTCTGAATGGTAGCGACTTCTCTTGGATTACACGTGTAAGACTACGTACACCAGCATCAGACAAGAAGATAAGATCAGTACCAGTAGACACTACAGAATCACGAGCAATACAACCAACATTAGGAATGTACTCTACCAGTGTCAACTGTGTGACATCAATAGGATTACCGTAGATAGCTATATTGTTTCTACCAAACACAATTAAGAAGCCATTGTGTGCGGCAAGCGCCATAATCTTATCGTTATTAGGGAACACTGCATTTAATGACAGTGATCCACTATCACCACCAGTAAAGTCAGAACCATCTAACAACCTGCTAAAGTATACTGTTTGCCTGTCGCCACTAATATCAGCAAGCCAGATACGCCCATAAGCGGCTAAGGCACAGTTAGGCTGGAATGTTGATGTAGTATATCCTGTTGGTAATGTGCCAATGTCGCCTAGTTGCTGAAAGCCAAAAGTACCGCTATCGTGTGCGTGTGGATCGCTGCCACCAGATACAGGCAACTCATGGTACACCAGCACAGGGTGCCCTGCTTGTGCAAGATACGCATGAGGCTCTGCTGCTGAACCATCGCCATAAGGCAACGATGCTCCTTGCCAGTGGTTAGCGGTGATGGTTACAGATACGTTACCGTTGTTAGCGGCATTGCGTACAGTAGCAGTGGTCATGGTTGTAGTGCCAGTAAACAGTTTATTGTTACCAGCACTGAGCATGATGTTGCCACCAGCTTTTACCATCTCAAACATAAACTCTACAGGATTGGCACTACCTAAGTCAGTGTTAACAGCACTGTTGACAGGTGTCCATCCACGCCTAGCACCAATCCTACCGTACTTGTCTATGATACAGTTATTAGCAGTAAGAGCAAACCCACTAGATAACTGTACGCTGCTGTCTTGGGTGTTTAATCCAAGAAAGCCTGGAGCAGCAATACTAGCTGTTTGTATTTGTTTCATTAGACAGCAACCCAAGTAGTTTCATCTGGGAACTTACCAGAATCAATGGCAATATGATCTGACAGCGATTGTAGATAAAGCTGATATGCCTCGTTACTTGTAACACCAGAGTCCTCTCCACGCTCTAGGAGCGCCTTAGAGTAGGCTAGGAATATCACAGGCTCAGCAGGCACTAGGATCGTGTCTGTGGAGTTTACAAGCGGTACTGTGGGGGCTATTACGTTAAAGTAGATACTGTAATCACCATCGGGGATAGGATAGAGATCTACATAGGTATCGCCATTAGCATCCGTACCGTTAAAGTTATAACGATCAGGAGGGCCTTTAAGCGTAGTGCCTAAGTTCAAAAACAACTCATTCATCTTGCTAGTTGTTTCTAACTTTAAGAATGAATCAGTCTCTTGGTTAACAACATCAAGCACACGAAAGCGCTGACCAGAGCCAGTCATAACATACCTGTAGATATTGTTGCTGGTGTCTACAGTTATAGTAGCACTTAAAGAGTTCCAGTTATATGTATCTTCTACCTGCCTTTTAGCATCATTAACAAACTGACCAATTAACTTGCTATAGCGTGTGTCAGTAACAGCAGTAACTTCATCTTCACGGAGACGAATTAATACATCATTAACTGCTTGTAGATATGTTTTAGTAGACATTTAGCAATCCCATTTCTTCAATGCTAGTGCTTTACGAGTTGGTCTGCCTTTAGAATCTTTCATAGGCCCAGGAACACCACTCATACGCGCACAGAAAGACTTCCTTCGTTTGGCTGCTGTAGGGGACTTTGCTGCCTCTTTAGAGGACACTGGAGGCTTTAGATTAGCGCCTTCAGTACGCTTAAAGTATTCCCTGCCTTTAGCGTTTAAACCACCTGTTTCATTTTGGTATGCTTTTTTAACCATTTGAAATTTCCACAACGGCCTTACATAAATTTAAAAAATCATTTTCAGATAAATTACTTTTTGCTACATTAGCCGCTCTACAAACTAACTGAACATTTCCTGGCTCATACCCTAAAGATGAGTCTATCCTGTCTATGCTACAATTTGTATGAACAACTCCCTTTCCTAATTCCATTGTCATATCCCAACCTGTCAAAGCACATTTTCCGTTTTGACAAAACCAAAGTGTTTCTAAAGCATCTACAGAAATACAATTTTTACCTCTTTGAACAGCTTTGCCTCTTAGATAAGTTAAAAAAGACCTTACTGTTTTTGTTCGTTTGTATGCTGTAAATTGTAACTTTTCAGGTCCCCATGTTTTTTTATGATAATCTGCTTGATGCTTTGAAAAACAACTTTTACACCAAGACAAATATTTAATCTTTCCTGATTTTAATGGCTTTTTGTATTTTGAAAAGTTGTTATCAACAGGTTTTAATACTTTACATTTAGAACACGTTTTATATAGAACATTATTTGTTTCTTCATTATTAACATAATTTGAATTCTTAACCATTATGTTTGATCCTTGGTGCTGATTGGTAGACAAACACCTTCCATAAACTCTATATCTAATTCTTTCTCTGCTTTGTACATAAACTTCTGTGCTGCTGCTGTACACTCTCGTTCGCTGTAGAAGTTTTCATCAGGCTTCCAGAAGGCGCATTGCCCATCGATACAGAAGACTACGACAGCGATCCAGAGTTTCATTTCTTTTTCTTTCTAGCCTTGCCAGCAGCACTGAGTGCTATAGCAATTGCTTGTTTCTGTGGTTTACCTGACTTCATCTCTTTGCGTATATTCTCAGAGATAGTCTTCTGTGATGAACCTTTCTTAAGCGGCATATCTGTTCCTTTATGTTACTTAAGCAACTTTATTTGACCGTTTACGAACAGTCTTCTTAGCCTCTTTAAATGCTGCTGCTGTAGGCGCTCCTTTAGAACCAACAGCACGCATACGCTCACCAGAGCCAGCAGCGATACGCTTACGCTTTGCGTGTATGTTAGCGTACAATCCTGGTTTAGTAGCCACGCTTAACCTTCTTCTCTTTCATACCACCAGACTTCTTCATACACTTACCAGCTTTCTTACACTTAGCAGGGGTAGGACAACCAGGACAGGGTTTAAACATAGTGATACTCCTTAGGTATTAAATTGAACCGCTAACTTAGGATCTAACTCTACCGAAATAATAAAGGTAAATGTAGTAAGGTTGTCTTGTTGTTCTACCCTAACTTCATCACCTTCTTCCATTACTACATACTTACCATCTCCACCCCACTCAAGTCCTGTTCCAGTATTGAAGGTAGTATTAACAATTCCATACTCTGCATTAGCAGACTTATCGTACCAATACACAGCAGCAGTTTTGTTGTTAGCGCCAATGTTGGCTACATACAACAATGTCCATAATGCTGTTTGATGCGTAGGAACAGTATAAATAGTTTCCTTAGCAGCAGTGTTCTTGGTCTTACCTAGGCTAATCTTTCTTGACATTATTCTTTCCTAGCCAGCCTTGAACTGTATCAGTTTCATAAATTCTAAAACAAGTCCATATAATCGTTAGCAGTGCTGCAATGGCTGGCAACACTTCTGCAAGCGTACCAACTACTGTCACTATTGATACTGCATCTCCAGCAGCCTTTGCGGTCTCGTGTTGTATTGCCATTCTATCCTCTTAGAGTTAATCAAAAGAAACTTTATATTTACCGTCAATCTTCTCTACTTTAGGTGGAACAGAGTAACCATACAACACTCTATTATGCGTATCCATCAGGGTTGACGAAGGTGCTATAGTGACTTTAATACCACGCCAACAAGCATCCCTAATCCAGTGTTCTATACAGGCTCTTCCAGCTTCAGCAAACCCACGATTGTTAGCGTAGGTAAAATCCATTCCATACAACTTAATATGCTTGACACCTAAGTATATTGCATAACACAGAGCATAAGCAGTGGTGTTATTAATGTAAGGATATTGTATTACATTAAGAACATCTTCAAGCGGATACTCTACAGCACCAGGAAAGTCTTTATAAGTCTTCTGTGCGTATATCGGACCTGGATGTTTGTGCAACCAGTCGGAATAACCGACAAGTCCAGGATTCTCTGATCGCGCTACCTTTGCAAAGTAAGGCAAGTCATCCATCACAAACAATCTATCATGCTGAATAATACTACCCATTGCATTGATAGCCCAAGTCTCATCTGCTACTTGAAACCTGCTTGACTTGCTGATACAATCGCTTATGTAATCATTCCTGCTAGGCCCCATTGCCACTATTGCTACTGTGTAGGGTACTCCACCATCACCTGTGCTAGTTGTCATAGATGCTCCATTGATTAGCAGCGTCTATGATAACATTTTTATATTGGCGTGTCAACTATTTCATCAGGGTTTTTAGGCCATACAACATTATTAGGGAAGTCTTCTTGGCTAGTAATGTCCCTCAGCGCCTGTCGATATGTAGCCCAGGCAGTGCGATCAATAGGAGCATCTAGCACCTGTGTCCAATCACTAGCAGTTAGTAACTGGTTGCGCTGACTGCGGATCTGTGCTGCTTTACTATTTAAGTCAGCAGCAATCTCTTCAGCGGTTTTATCAACAACACTAACGGTATAAACGATCCCATCTT